ATCGTCGATAATTTTCTTATCGTGTTCCATGTGATCTTCGATTGATTTCATAAGATTAGTTATTTTTTACTATTTAACAGGTTTATCAGGGGCAGTAAATACATTGCGAATTAATCTGACAGTGGTTTGAGCTACTTTTCTATTTCCCAAACGAGATAATGTGTGTCTTAATTCAGCAATTAAATAGATTCCACTAGGATCGTTTGTTTTATCATTTCCAAATCTATTTGCAGGGTTTTGTGTATCCTTTTTTAATGGCAATTTAACATCAATTAATTCACCAACTCTCAATTTAGTATTCACTGGAATCGACATCATAAAAGATTGTGAAAACAATAAGTTATTTCTAATATAAGATTTATTTTGATAAACGGCAAGCGAATTTTTTGGTAACGTTTCATCTTTGACCGATCCTTTTTGCAGAGCTCCAGCATCAGAAGCTCGAACCATTAATCGAGTTGGTTTTTTCGCAAAACCCTTCGGTGCTTCAGCTGGTTTTCTAAGATCCTTTAATTGGCCAAGATCAAAATCAATCACCTCAGCCTCTTGATTTTCAATATCAACATATATTGTTTTATTAGCATACATTCCCATTCTACAATTCATACCGATATCATTTGATTGTTCTAATTTATTTTCTAAGATTTTACCATCATCAATAAGAGGTCTATCTGTTTTTTGGTATCGGTATGCATCTTGATCAAATAAACCTTCAATTGATTTAAAATGATATCCATCAAGATTTTCATAGAATAAAAAACCAAAACTTTTTGGAGATTGTGTTTTTGGACATAACCATTGAATTGTATCAAATGGTCTTTTTAAATTTCCTATAAAAGAATATGAGTTGGCAGATTCATCTTTAAATAATTTTTTCTTAGTTTGAATTCCCTTTTTATCCTTTGTTAGTATTTCTTCAACAGTTTGAGATATATTACCAGTAAATTTTTTATTAAGTCTTGCGGTTTCATTTGTGATTGTTTCTATTGAAATTAATTCTAATGTTGCAATCTCCTTATTACCATCTTGTACCACACCCTTAACGGAATTTATCATCATATTATGTTTTGCAGTAATTTTAAATTTATCTTCATCTCCATCTTGAATGTCTATCTCAACAAATTCTCCACCAGTAATTCCTAATCTACTTATTACTGAATCAAGATCTATGAAAGTATAAGTCGCTGATATAGTTGGACTTTCAATACTTTCAAAGTAATCAAAAGATACAAAACCAGCCTTCACTTCATAGGGTTCTTTCAATGAAGTGCCGTTTGGAATCAACGTAAATTTTTTGAGTAAGTATCTAGATTGAGACATTATTGAATAAGTTTAGCAATTTCTGGTGGTAATTTATTTCGATTCGGTGATATTGATAAGTAATTATTATCTAAAGCTCTCACAAAAGGTATTGTAGGAGTAGTTGGTATTAATGCAGCCGATGTTACCTGTGGTGTATTTTTTGGAACTAAAGCTATATTGTCTGGGGTGGTTACTGGAGAAGGCCCTTGTCCATCAAGATCAAATCTATCTCCAGTTACCTTATCAGCTATACCACCTAATACTCTTAGCATTCGACTTGCATTCTTAACTGGATTTACAGCATCAGCGACTGCCTTTGCTCCAGAAACAACATCATCTTTTCGTTGTACAAGTGTTTCCTTTATGTCCTGTGCTTTGTCCTTAGCGAATTCAACGGCTTTATTTTGTGCATCTTGTACTTTTTCTTCAAGTTTAGTAGTTCCTTTTTTATCAAAATCAAATCTACCACCAGTTAAAAAATCACCAACTCCAGCCATAGCTGGAAGAAATAATTTATCACTCTCAGATCCACCTTGTTTATCAAAATCAAATCTACCTCCAGTTAAAAAGTCAGCTGCACCAGCGATTCCTCTTTTTGTTTTTTCAAATCCTTTTTTTGCTATATTACCAACAGCATCTTTAAGTTTATTAAAGTTTTTAATAAAACTCTCCTTCATTGCAGTAAATCGTTTTTCAAGTCCAGCTTTTAACTTGTTAAATTGATTTCCTATTGATTTAAGAGCCTTGCCTGCAAAATCCATCAGTTTAGGTAAAACTGTAGCAGCGACTAATCCAACCAAAGCATATTTTAAAACACCTAAAATTGCAGGGCCAATAATTGGTGCTAAAGCAACGAATCCAGCTGCAAGTCCTAAACCAGCAACCACTTTCATCAAACCACCAAAAAATCCACCACCACCACCTTTACTTTCTTTTTCAAACTCTCCTGTTTGAGGAGATGGACTAACACCACCCTTACTACTCTGAGCAAGAGCTTTCTCTGTCATCAATCTTTTTTGTTCAGCATCCTGAGCTTCTACACGCCTATCTTCCTCCGCATCCTTTTCTATTTTTTTCTCTACAATTATATAATTTGCAATATCTCTAATTTCTGTCTTCATACTGTCAATTGACATGGATATATTTTGAATCAACAATTGAAGATTGTTAATCGCAGAAAAATTCTTATTAGACTTAGACAAGGCATCACTAGCCACTTTATCGATTTCATCAACTCGATTAAAAAATTTACCAGTATTAATTTTTTTCTTAGGATTTGTTAAATCCTGTTCCTCTTCACGATAATTTTCATCCATATCTTGCAGCACCCTCTTGTTGTTGTCTCTTTAGATTTTCCTTTTCAATATGATCTGTGAGTAAAGAAACATAAACTTCTCTTTCCCAAGGAATCATATTTTCAAGTTCCGTCAAGCTGTATTTATGGTATTGCATGAGAGCGAAATTGATACGGAAATAAGATTCAAGATCCTCTCGTGCAATACTTAGGCGAAAAAATCAGCAAGACCCTCCAAAACAATACTATTTTTTTTCTTTGTATTCGGATTTATGACTTCAATAGTAT